ATCCGGAGCCTGTGCAGATCAGTGGGGGGCGAGCACCACCGGGCGCTGTTTGCCTTCGTGACCACCGACATGGGCGCAGCGGAGGTTTGTACGAAGCATTACCTGTCACCGTCCACCCTGGAGCGGATGGTACGGCAATATTACATGGCATTTGATGATCAGTTTTGATTTTGCATGAACGCCACCGGAAAATCCGGCGGCGTACCTGGAGAACCAAAACATAAAATATACGCGCGCACGCGCGTATCAGGGCTGGGTAGGGACCTAAGAGGTCGACCATTTTCATAGAGAAGGGAGCATGGGACAATGAAGGAAGGGTATTTTGTGGTCCGCACCTATGTGGCGGGGGATATCGGGGAAAAGACAAAGTTCTTTGTCCCCGGCAAGCGCCCGGATAAGAAGCTGTCCCGCAGACAGCGCAATGCCCTGAAGAAGCAGGAGCAAAATGAGTACTCAGCTCTGAAGGCACTGAGAAGAAGGATCCATGCAAATTTCAAGGCAGGGGATCTGCTCCTGGGTCTGGACTACTCGAAGGAAGGTCTGGAGCGTGTGCTGGCATGGGGAAGAAAGAAGGGGCTGCCGGTAGACTCGGAGAACGAGAAGGAACGCGCTGACGCGATATGGGAAAGTGCGTCCCATGAACTGGAGATCGCTCTGCGCAGAGTGAAGCGCCGCCTGGAAAAACAGGGGGTGGAGCTGAAGGCTGTCTATGTGACATCGGACATGGATGGAAAAACCGGGGAGATGGTGCGGGTTCATCATCACCTGATCGTGAATGCGGGAGTCCGGGATGCTTTCCTGGAAGCCTGGGAAAAATACGGCATGGGCGGTGTCAGCTGGTCGCCTCTGTGGGAGAGGCAGATCGACAGAACGGAGCTGGCGGAATACCTCCTGAGGCAGGTGCGCCGGATCCCGGACGCGAAGAAATACCGCTGCACCAAAAACCTGATCCTGCCTGCGCCTAAGGACCGGATCGTATCATCGGATAATGAGCTGCAGGTGCCCAGAGGCGGAAAGCTGATCTTCCGGCAGGAATACCGCAACGACCTCAGAGACAGGGATGATTACCTTGGGTATCAGCCCCAGTACATCCGCTACATAACTCCGGAGGCACTGCGGAGACTGGACGAGGAGCGGAGAAAGAAGAGCGAATAAACCGATAGGCACACCCTCGTAACCGGTCGAGGGTGCTGTTGCCGTGGGATCATACGGATGGCGCTGTCCCGGAGTGTTGGGGGCGGCGTTGTTTTGCTTTCTGGGGGCGCAGCGGTGGGGTCTGACGCGGTAGTTGCGTGAGGTGTCGGGCGGATGAGGGCATCCGCCCCTACAGGGAAACCGGGAGGATATCGCTACACCGGTGTGCGCACCAGGTCGCAACGACGGGCTTTCATGGGGGCTGCGGGAATGGAAAAAAGTTGACGGTTAGGAGACAGGGATTTTTGTTAGCATAGATACACAGGAGGAAAGCGCGGGAGCCTCTGCGGCTGGCAGATGAAGGAGGGGACCAGGATGGGGAGACCAAAAAAGTATAGCGAAAAGACTCTGGCTAAGGCTGTCAACCGGTATTTTGCCTCTATTACCCGGATCGTGCCGGTTACGGAAATGGTGGAAACCGGAGAGCGGGACAGCAAGGGGCACAAAATCTACGAACGCAGGGCGGTTGTGAACAGCCTCGGGGAAGAAGCGAAGACGATGGAGTACATTGTGCCGCCGACTGTGGGCGGTCTGTGTGAATTCCTGGGGATCCACCGCAGCACCTGGGCAGAGTATTGTGACCGTGATCTGCACCCCGAGTTTTCCGACACGACAACGCGTGCGCGGGGGCGCCTGCGTGCGTACCTGGAGCAGCAGCTGCTTACCCGCAAGGATGTGAAGGGCATCATTTTCGACTTGCAGAACAATCACGGCTACGCGGAAAAGCGGCAGCTGGAGCTGGGAGACCAGGCGGCCAGGGCAATCACTGCCGGATCCATTCCCATGAGCGAGAAGAAGCTGCTGCTGGAGGAGATCGCCAGGGAGTTTGCATCAGGGGGTGATCCCCTCGGACAGCAGGAAGACTGAGCTGCAGGTAGGGCTTGCCCTGTGGTGGCGGAATCTGAAGCAGACCAACAACGACTGCTTTCTGCCGCTGTTCTTCGACGAGCACCGGTTCCTGGTCCTGAAAGGCGGCGGTGGCTCCGGCAAGTCTATCTTTGCAGGACGGAAGATCCTGGAGCGGGCGACATCGGAGCCGGGGCACAGAGTGCTGGTGGTCAGAAAGGTCGCAAGGACGATCCGCCGCAGCTGCTTCGATCAGCTGAAGGAACAGGCATACACCTACTACCCGGAGCACGTTGCCTTCATCCCCAAGGGCGAAAACTCGGATATGTACATCAAGTTCAAAAACGGCAGCACCATCTTCTTTGCCGGTCTGGATGACGTGGAAAAGCTGAAGTCCATTTTTGACATCACCATGATCTGGCTGGAGGAAGCCTCGGAGCTGGAGGAAGGCGACTTCAATCAGCTGGATATCAGACTGAGAACCAAGTTCCCCTTCTATCTGCAGATGATCATTACCTTCAACCCGATCTCCGTCACCCACTGGCTGAAGAAACGGTTCTTCGACAACCCGGACCCCAGAGCCACCGTACACGAAAGCACCTACCGCGACAACCGATTCCTGACCCCGGAAGCCATTGAAACGCTGGAGGCATTCAGGGAGCGGGACGAGTATTACTACATGGTCTACTGTCTGGGGCAGTGGGGCGTCACCGGCAAGACCGTATTCAACGCGAAAGCGGTGGCGGAGCGGCTAAGCATTGTTCAGACGCGGCGGTGGGTCAAGCGGGGATTTTTTTCTTACACGGAGGATTATGACGGAATCCACATTTCGGACATCCGGTGGGTGGATGACCCGGACGGTCCCCTGAAAATTTATGCAGAACCCGCAGCTGGTCGACCATATGTGGCGGGCGGTGATACCGCAGGCGACGGCAGCGACTGGTTCGTCGGGCAGGTACTGGACAACATCACAGGCGAGCAGGTGGCGGTGCTTCGGCACCAATACGACGAGGATACCTATGCCCGGCAGATGTACTGCCTGGGTAAATATTACAACGATGCCCTGCTGGCACCGGAAACGAACTTCTCCACATACCCGGTAAAGCTGCTGGGGCTCATGGGGTACAAGAACCTTTACGTCCGGGAAGTGGAGGACGATTTTGACGGGAAGATCCGGCACGCCTTCGGTTTCCGGACGGACAGGCTGACAAGACCGGTAATTATCTCGGAGTTGATCCGGATCCTCAGGGAGAACCTGCAGCTGGTCAACGACGAGGACACTCTGCTGGAAATGCTGACCTTCGTCCGCAATGATAAACTCCGTCCGGAGGCGGAGGAGGGTGCTCACGACGACTGCGTTATGGCGCTGGCGATCGCTTTCTACGCACGACCGCAGCAGAGCTTCCAGGTGAAGAAGACAGGAAATGCGCAGGTCACCTGGACTAGGTCGCAGTGGGAGGATTACAACCGGGCCAGTCCCACGGAGCGGGAAATGCTCCGCAGGCGCTGGGGTGACCCCGGAGAGAGGAGAACATGATGAGCAAGAAAGAGGATGTACGCAGGCTGAAAAAATGGCAGAACCGGCTGAGCCGGAATCAGACCGCATATCAGTCACAGTATGACCGGATGGATAAGCGGGAGGCGCTGTACAGGGGTGAAAACGAAGTAACCGCACTGGTGGCGGGAGACAAACGGGAGTTTACGCCCCATGTAAGAAACATCTGCGCGGAGCTGGTGGAATCACAGGTGTCAAGCTCCATCCCCCAGCCCAAGGTTACCGCCCGGCGGAAGCAGGACGAGGGGCTTGCCAAGCTTATCGAGGACATGATCCGCAATGAGCTGGACCGGATGCCCTTCGAGGTCATGAACGATATGCGGGAGCGGACCGTTCCGATCCAGGGCGGCGCCGCGTGGCTGGTGGAATGGGACAACAACAAGCGTACCCACACCACCGTCGGTGAAGTTGCGGTATCCAGTCTCCACCCCAAGAGTGTGCTGCCCCAGGACGGCGTGTACACCGGGGTGGAGGATATGGACTACATCATCCTGAAGGTTCCCCAGACCAAGGGGTACATCCAGCGGCAATACGGCGTGGATGTGCACGACGAGACCGAACAGGAACCGGATATCCGGGGTGACGCGGACACCGCGGCAGATGATATGGTGACACTGTATATCGGATACCAGCGAAATAACCGGGGCGGTATCGACCGGTTCTGCTGGGTGAATGACACCATTGTGGAGGATCTGGAGGACTACCAGGCACGGCGGCTGCGCCGGTGCAAGCAGTGCGGCGCACTGGAGCCTATGTTTGCCGATCCTATGCCCCGGCAGACCCTGGACGGTACAAGACCGGATGGCAACAGTCCTATCCAGATGCTGGCGGAAGGGCTGGCGGACAGTGCGTTTGAGGAGGAAACCAGACCCAGACCGGTAAGAGGCAACCGGAAAGCCTGTCCTTACTGTGGCGGCACAAAGTGGGAAGAAAGGGCAGAGGAATACGAAGAGGTATACATGCCCATTAAACGGTCCATCGGTCCCGTGATCCCCGGTCTGCATGTGGAGCAGCGGCTGTCTGAGACAGTGTTGGATGAGTTTGGACAGCCGGTCATGGAGATGATCAGCGCACCCACCCGGATCCCGCTTTATCGCCCGGATATCTACCCCGTGATCATGCAGAAGAATATCAGCGTTCACGGTCGCTTCCTGGGCGGCAGCGACATTGATGCTATTGAGAATCAGCAGAACACCACCAACCAGCTCAGCGCGAAGATCGTGGACAAGCTGTTCCAGTCAGGAACGCTGACCACCCTTCCTCCCGACGCTATGGTGGAATACAGCCCGAAGGAGGGCAAAACGGCACGTCTGACGAACCCGGCAGAACTTAACATGATCAAGGTATTTAACCTGGAGGGTGATATCGCCCAGGACATGGCTTACAAGAACGACGTGTACGAGGAAGCACGGCAGGGAATCGGCGTTACAGATTCCTTCCAGGGTAGGCGTGATCCCACAGCAACCTCCGGAAAGGCAAAGGAGTTCAGTGCTGCCCAGACGGCAGGGCGCTTGGAAAGCAAGCGGGTGATGAAGAATGCTGCCTATGCACAGCTCTTTGAGGCAATCTTTAAGTTTAAGCTGGCTTATGCGGACGAGCCCAGACCGGTGGTTTCCAAGGATATCCACGGCAACAGTCAGTACCAGGAGTTCAACCGTTACGACTTTCTGGAAATAGATGAGGCGGGGGAATATTTTTGGAACGACCAGTTCCTGTTCAGCTGCGATACCACGGCGCCGCTGGCGAGCAACCGGGAAGCTATGTGGCAGGAAACCAGAATGAACTTAGAAAGCGGCGCCTTCGGCGATCCGACGCAGCTGAGCACCCTGATCCTGTTCTGGAGCAAGATGGAGATCCTGCACTACCCGGATGCCGGCGCAACCAAGAAGTTCCTGGAGGAGGAGCTGCAGCGCCAGCAGCAGACTCAGCAGATGATGGCGCAGATCCAGCAGCTGCAGTCCCGGTTGGCGGCTGTTCAGGCAAAGCAGGCGGCAAGCGGCGGCACAGGTCCCGGTATGGAACGGATGATGCGGCAGGCACCTCCTTTCGCTGCAGCGGATACGGGTAAAATTCCGACATATACAGCACCGGCATCGCCCGGAGCTGTGATGATATAACCCATGGGAAAGGAGGTTAAAGGCATGGCAGATCAGAACCCCTACATTGGAAAGATCACCAATGCCGGTGCTCAGGTGATCAAGAGCTCCCAGGTCAAGCAGGGCAATAAGGGTACCACCAAGGCGACCACCGGCAGCGATCTGAGAAGCGGCAAGAAGTAAGCGGCATTTCGGACGATCCATCAGTTATGGATTCATGAAATGAAATTCGCAGGAAGAGCGCAAAAATCCAACGGAAGGAGACAAACACCATGGGTGCAGAAATCGATTACAACGAGCTCTTTGGTCTGAATGAGACAGGCGCAGAAGTGGCGGAGCCCGCCGACCCGCCCGGGGAGACGGAAGTAGAAGGCGCAGAAGCGGGGGACCTCGCCGAACCCTCTGAGGAAAACACTCAGCAGCCCGGTACCGGAGAGGGTACCGGAGAAGAAAACGAAACCGGAAATGATGGGGCACAGCCGCCTGAGGACCGCGCGCGGTTCGCTGCCGCCCGGAGAAGGGCGGAGGCGGAAAGAGATGCGGAGGTTGCAAGGGTCCGGCAGGAGGAGCAGGAAAAGTACGAACGTGCTATGAAGGAATTCTTCTCCAAAGCCGGACTGAAGAACACCATCACCGGCGAGCCCATCACCAACATGGAGCAGTTCGATGCCTGGAACAAGAAGTTCGCCGACGAGAAGCTGAAAAGGGATCTGAAAGCCGGCAAGCTGACCGCAGAACAGATCCAGCAGGTCGTCGAGAACAGCCCTGTCATTCAGCAGGCGCAGCAGGTGATCCGGCAGAGTGAGCAGACCCAGAAGGCTGCCAGGGAACAGCAGATCAGAGATACCATCGACAATCAGGTGAAGGCGATCTCTCAGTTGGACCCTGACATCAAGGATCTGGAAAGCCTGTTCAAATCCGAAGGCTATGACAAGGTGTATGCGCTGGTACAAAAGGGCTATGCCCTGGACGACGCATACAAGCTGGTCCACTTTGACCGGCTGAATCAGCGCAGCGTGGCAGCGGCTAGGCAGCAGGCAATGAACTCCGCAGCGGGTAAGAGTCACATGACAAAGACTCCTGCACGAGGCGCGGCGCCGGAGTACGTGAAGGTGCCGGACGATGTCATGGCTCACTACAAGCTGCTGATGCCGGATGCTTCTGACGCGGAGATCCGGGCACACTACGCAAAATCTCACAGAAAATAATGAAAGGAGAATGCTTTTATGGCATTTATGATTCACAGTACGGACGACCACCGTGTCCCCCATATGGAGTACCATCCCTGCGGCGCGATCCAGCCCAAGATCGGCTTGGCGCTGGCCGTGACGAACGGCAATCTGACTGTCGCCACCGGCACCACCAAGCCCACCTACATCTCCCACCGGCAGGATGCGGCAGCCCGGACGGCAGGGGACATCATTCCGGTGATCCGGGTGCAGAGCGATACCGTATTCGAAACCACCTTCGCGGTGGCAGCAAGTTCGGTGAAGCCTGGAAACAAGGTCACCATCCACACCGACGGCATGCAGGTCACGGCAACCACCGAGGGCGGCGTTGCTGAGATCGTCGCCATGGACGGCACTGCGGCGGGCGATAAGTGCCGGGTGCGGTTCGTTTAATCCAAGAAAGGAGTACATAGGAAATGGCAAACATCACTTTTTCCCAGGGCAGCGGTCTGAATGACAGCGTATTCGGCAAGTCCCAGGATCCCATCAAGTTCTTCCTGGAAAAGCGCGCGGAAGCATTCGAGCAGCAGTCCATGCTGAAGCACCTGTTCTCCATGATGAACAGCAAGAATTACGCGGAGAAGTTCACCGCTATGACGGCAATGGACGGCTTCAAGCCCACCGGCGAAGGAGGCGAGGTGCCCACCGACGGCATGCAGGAATCCTTCGCCCAGACGCTGGAGCATATGACCTGGATGAACAGCTTCTCTATCACCCGTGCCATGATCGACGACAGCAAGACCATCGACCTGCGGCAGAAGCCTGCCCAGTTCATTACCGGCTATCACCGTACCCGTGAGCGCTTCGGTGCTGCGCTGTACGCCGGTGCCATCAACCAGAGGACGGAGATCACCTTCGAGGGCAAGAAGTTCAAATCCTCCGGCGCCGACGGTCTGGCGTTGTTCAGCAAGGTGCATCCCAGCATCCTGTCCAAGAATACCAAGAAGCAGTGCAATCTGTTCTCCGACAACTTCTCCAAGTATGCACTGAGCGCGGTGGAATCCGCCATGCAGGACTTCCGGGGCGACAATGACGAGATCCTGAACCTGGCACCCGACACCATTGTGATCGCCAATGATTACAGGCTGAAGGATGCTGTATTCAGTGTCATCGGCGCTGACAGGGATCCCGCTACCGCAAACAACGGCTTCAACTATCAGTTCGGTCGGTGGAATGTGGTTATCTGGCCTTACCTGAATCAGTACATCGGCACGGGCGTAAGTCCCTGGATTCTGATGGACAGCACCTACAACGAGGAAAACAAGGGCGCTGTGTGGCTGGACCGTACCGGTCTGGAGGTGGAGAGCGACGTGGAGCGCAACCGCACCAATGTCTGGTCCGGTTACTCCCGGTTCGTTGCGGGCTTCAATGACTGGCGCTTTGCGGCGCTGGGCGGCATGGCTGGCGGCAATGCGCTTGTAAGCTGAGCCTGCGTATAA